GTTGCTGAAAGTTCAGGAACAGTAACTATCGGATTACCTAACAACGTAACAATCTCTGGAAACTTAACTGTTTCTGGTGATACTACTACAGTTAATACTGCTACATTGGCAGTAGAAGATCCATTAATTGCTCTTGCAACAGGAAACAATTCGGCTGACGCTGTTGATATTGGTATGTATGGATTGTACGACACATCTGGTTCACAAGACCTTTACGGTGGTTTGTTTAGAGATGCTGGCGATGGTAAGTGGAAACTATTTAAAGATAATCAGGCTGCACCTACAACAACTGTAAACACAAGTGGTACAGGATATGCTGTTGCGACATTAGTTGCAAACATTGAAGCAACAACTGCTACTTTGGGTGGGGTTGATATCTTATCTACAACTAATACTAAAACGATAACTAACAAAACTATTAACGCTTCTAACAACACAATTTCAAACATTGTTTCATCTATGTTTGCTACTGCTGTTCAGTTAGATATTGTAGATTCTGGCGGAACAACTGTTAAATCTATATTCGGTTGTAGTTCGTAATATTTAATTAATCACTTAATTATCTATTTTTACATAACGCATTTATGCGTAAACTGGGAATGAGCCTTCTCAACAGTTGGAAAATCTTATAAATAGTAACAAAAGGAACTATTAAATGGCTAATCCAAATACCAGAGAAACATTAAAACAGTATGCTTTAAGAACATTAGGCAAACCTGTTATTGAAATTAACGTTGATGACGATCAGTTAGAAGATAGATTAGATGAGGCGTTGCAATATTTTGCTCAATATCACTATGATGGTGTTGAAAGAACATACCTTAAATACAAAGTCACACAAGCAGATGTAGATAGAATGAAATCTCCTGATGGAGATAGTTCATCTTCAATTACTAAAAATTCAGTAACTACTGCATGGACTGAACAGAATAATTTTATAGTAGTTCCAGAAGCTGTATTAGCAGTAACTAGAATATTCCCTCTATCAAATAGAGGTAATCAAAATTTATTTGATATCAGATATCAATTAAGATTAAATGATCTATATGACTTTTCATCAACATCAATTATTCATTATGATATGGTGTTAAGACATTTAGATTTTTTAGATCACATATTAGTAGGTGAAAAACCTGTAAGATTTAATCAATACAATAATAAACTTTACGTAGATATGGATTGGAAAACAGACATATCTGTAGGAGAGTTTCTTGTTATTGAATGTTTTAGAAAATTAGACCCAACTGTTATGACCGATGTATATAATGATATCTATTTAAAAAGATATACAACAGCATTGTTCAAAAGACAATGGGGTGCCAACTTATCAAAATTTAACGGTGTAGCTATGTTAGGTGGTGTTACACTTAATGGTCAACAAATATTCCAAGAAGCACAAAACGATATAGAAAAACTAGAAACTGAAATAAGAGGCACATACGAAACGCCTGTAACTTATATGATAGGATAATGCTATGCCAGTTAATCACTATTTTCAAGGCGGCAACGGAATCGGCAACACAGCAGAAAAAAGATTACACGAAGATTTAATCATAGAAGGCCTAAAGATATACGGCCACGATTGCTTTTATTTACCAAGAACATTAGTCAATAAAGATTTAGTTTTAGGAGAGGACACTCTTTCTAAATTTGACGCTTCATATATGTTAGAAATGTATGTTGAAACTACTGAAGGCTTTGCAGGTGAACAAGAATTAGTATCTAAATTTGGTTTAGAAATTAGAGAAGATACAACGTTTATGATTTCTAAAAGACGTTGGCAAAATCAAGTTGATAACAAGGCAACTTTAATACAATCAGGTAGACCAAACGAAGGTGATTTAATTTATATACCTTTGATGAATAGTTTTTTTGAGATACAGTTTGTTGAAGACCAAGAGCCATTCTTCCAATTAGGAAATTTACCAGTTTATAAATTAAGAACAACTAGATTCGAATATAGTTCGGAGAAATTTGATGTTGGTAGAAAAGAAATAGATGATGTTGAAGATAAACTATCATTAGATATATTAAAAGAACAATTAGTATTAGAAGATGATGGTGGTATGTTATTAGAAAATTCTGATACCGTAACAGGAGTTTATGACTATATAATACTAGAAACAGACGATTATAATCTGGCGACACAAACAAGAGATTATGCTGATAACACTACATACGAATCAGACGCTGGGTTTGGTACAGAAAGTACAGCAGATGATATACTTGACTTTACTGAAAGAAACCCATTTGGAGAGGTTGACGAATAATGTTTGGAAAAAGATTTTACCACGAGTCATTAAGAAAAGTTGTTGTAGCATTTGGTACAATATTCAACAACATTATTATTCATAGAACAAATAGTAGTGGTGATGTTGTACAGAAAATAAAAGTACCTTTAGCATATTCGCCTAAAGAAAAGTTTTTAGTAAGATTAGAACAACAACCTAATTTAGAACAAAGAGAAACTGCTATATCATTACCTCGTATGGGTTTTGAAATATCAGGTATCTCTTATGATTCATCTCGTAAATTACAAAGAGTAGGTAAGTTTAAAAATGTAAATACTTCAGACGCAGCTAAACAATACTATCAGTATAATCCTGTGCCTTATAATATATCATTTAATTTATATTCATTTACAGCAACTGCTGAAGATGGATTAATAATCGTAGAACAAATTTTACCTTACTTTCAACCAGACTATACAGTTACCATAAATGCAATTCCTGAAATGGGAATTAAAAGAGATGTACCGATTACTTTAAATTCTGTAGATTATGCAGATAGTTATGATGGTTCATTTACAAATAGAAGAGCAGTTAATTACAGTTTAAGTTTTACTGCTAAAACATATTTGTATGGCCCTATATATTCTAGTAAAGTTATTAAAGAAACACAAACTGACTTATACACCGATACGACTGGAAATCCTACAAGAGAAGAAAGAATTGTTGTGGTACCTGATCCAACAACAGCTGACGCTGATGATGATTTTGGTTTTACTACAACTATAACTGTTCACAAAGATTCCAAAAATTATAACCCAAGTACTGATAGTGATGGATAATTATTATGACAATAGACGACAAAATAAATGAGGCTCTAGGTATCACGCCAGAAAAGCCTGCTACAAAAGCTGTAGTTAAAAAAGAGTTTACTCCACCAGTTCCTAGATTAGAAGATAAGAACAAAGAAGATGTGGATAACGATTACAAATATAGTAGAGAAAATTATTACAATCTTATAGAACGAGGCCAAGACGCAATACAAGGTATATTAGATATTGCAGGTGAGAGTCAACACCCACGTGCCTATGAAGTTGCAGGTAACTTAATTAAACAAGTCGCTGATACAGTTGATAAATTACAAGACTTGCAAGGTAAACTTAAAACATTAAAAGATGTACCTAATAAAACTACTGCTAATATTAAACAAGCACTCTTTGTAGGTTCTTCAGCAGAATTACATAAAATGCTTAAGAATAAAAACAAAGAAGTAAAAGAGGATAAAACTTTTAAAGATGGTTTTAATCCAGATGAAGTAAAATATGACTGAAGCATATCTAGGAAATCCTAATCTATTTAAAGCAAATACAAAAATAGAATACACCGAAGAGCAAGTTTTAGAGATTGCAAAGTGTATGGAAAATCCTATCTATTTTATATCAAAGTATATAAAAATTGTTAACATTGACCAAGGGTTAGTGCCATTTGACTTGTATAAGTTTCAGGAAAAGATGGTTGAAACTTTCCATAATAATAGATTTTCAATTGCAAAATTACCTAGACAGTCAGGTAAATCAACAACAATCATCGCTTATCTATTACATCAAGTTATATTCAATGATAATATAAACGTTGCAATATTGGCCAACAAAAGTTCAACTGCTAGAGATTTATTAGGCAGACTTCAACTCGCATATGAAAATTTACCACCTTGGTTACAACAAGGTATTTTAAATTGGAACAAAGGTTCACTTGAATTAGAAAATGGTTCAAAGATACTCGCAGCCGCAACATCTTCAAGTGCGATTCGAGGTGGTTCATTTAACATAATATTCCTTGATGAGTTTGCTTTCATACCTAATAATATATCCGAGCAGTTTTTTAGTTCAGTTTATCCTACAATTTCTTCT